CGAGCGCAAGCTCGACATCCATCACGCCTTTACCTCGCTCGCGTGCTCGCTCATTTGCCTGCGCGCTCTGCAAGGGTGGTTTTGAAAGGCGTTCTTAAGGTGGCAGCGCACGGACGTGCTATTGCCCGCTGGCTGCACGAGGAATTCGGTAGTGGCGCCAGCAGCAAGTCGGTCCCGCTTTGGCTTCTCGGTGCCCCGGAGAACCTGCGGGCTGCGTTCGTCCGCGGATACGGCTGGACGGACGGTTCGACATCCGGAATGCAAGATTGGGAGCACCTGAAGGCGAGCACGACGTCACGGGCTCTTGCGCACGGCCTGCGTAGCCTTGGTGTGACCCTCGGGTTTGCGGTCCAACTTCGCAAGTCGGCCGTGCCTGCGGAGAAGGTGATCGAGGGCCGCATCGTGCGGCAGCAGCCGTTCTTCACGGTGATCTTCGGCCGTTCTGAGCGGTCTTCCGTCGAGATGGACGGCATTCGCTGGCAACTGGTTCGCCAGATGGTCGATACGGGTGAGCGGAAGCAGGTGTTCAACCTTGAGGTTGCCGACGACAACTCCTACTTGGCAGACGGTATCATCGTTCACAATTGCCAGGCATTCTCGATTGCCGGCGCACGGCGCTCGCTTGATGACGCGCGCGGCAACCTGTCGCTTGCCTTCGTCATGCTTCTCGATGCCATTGACGACTTTCGGGCCATGCTTGGCCTTAGCCCCGCGGCTTGCCTTTGGGAAAACGTGCCTGGAGTCCTCAGTGTCAAAGACAACGCTTTCGGCTGCTTCCTCGCAGGACTTGTTGGAGCGCAGCAGCCCCTCCTTCCAAATGCTCGAGGACGCTGGGGTAACGCGGGTATGGTCGTGGGACCGCGCCGCAAAGCAGCCTGGCGAGTCCTTGATGCCCAACATTTCGGACTCGCCCAACGACGCCGTCGCGTGTTCGTTGTCGCAAGTGCTCGAGAGGGGTTCGATCCCACAGCGGTTCTTCTTGAGCTCGAAGGCGTGCAGCGGCATTCTCCGCCGGGCCGAGAAGCGCGGCAAAAAGTTGCCGCAAGCCTTGAAACAAGCTCTGGAGACTGGAGCCGAAACGAGGTTGGTGAGCACCTGATCGCCTTCGGCGGCAACAACACGTCCGGCCCGATCAATGTCTCGACGGCGCTAAACGCCCATGGCGGCCCGCACGGCCCGCACGGCCGGCTCGACTTCGAGACTGAGACCTTCTGCGTCACCGGCCAGATCACGCACGCCTTAAAGGCTGAGGGTGCGGATGCCAGCGAGGACGGAACCGGTCGGGGTAATCCTATCATTCCGGTCCTGGCCTTCGCGGAGAATAGCCGCGCCGAAGTCCGTTTCGAGGGTGGAGACGGCTCTATTGTCGGGACTCTGGGTGGCGGCGGAGGCAAGCCGGGTCAGAGTTACCCGGCCGCTCAGATAGGAAGCGCCGTGCGCCGCCTGACACCTCTTGAGTGTGAGCGGCTTCAGGGACTGCCCGACGGGTTCACAATGATCCCTTGGAAGGGCAAGCCCGCCGACGAATGCCCGGACGGTCCCCGGTACAAGGCGATCGGCAATGGTTGGGCTATCCCGTGCGTGCAGTGGGTCGCCGAGCGCCTCGTTGCCGAGGTCGTGCGGACGGAGCCGCAGTCGTGACCCGGAGCCGCCCGCTCGTCACCCGCACGCACAAGCGCCTGCTCACCCAGTTCGAGTTGCGCGTTTTCGCCGGCGAGTACGCAGGTCAGCGCGTGATCGCCGCCTGCCGCAGCCGCAAGGAGTTCCGCGAGCTCACGCGCCTCACAGACTACTCGGTCTGCGGCGTGACGACTGACACAGAGGAGGCTCAGGCCGCAATGCAGCACATCGGCATGGTGCTGCGCAGGCCGAGGGGCTCGACAGGCCTGTGGACCGTATCGGCCCCGGCCAACGCCGCAAAGGATCAAGTCGCCTAATGGATACCGTGGATCAAGACTCGATTCGCACCGTCACTGGTCGCGAAGTCAACCTGCTGCGCCCGGAGATGAAGGACATCGTGATCGAGGACATCGCCGCGGGCCTGGCGAACGAGAACGCGCTCGGCCGGCAGGCGCTGGCGTTCGTTCCAGTCGCGCAGCACGCCTATCTCGCGTCGAGCTTGGTCGACAAGACCGATCTCGAGGCGCAGAAGATCGCGCTGCTATGGAACGCCGAGGTGGCCTACAACGCCAGCGGCTCGCCCGAGATGCGCAGCGTCATCGCGAAGGTCTGCGGCCTGCCATTGGACTTCCCCGGAAACGTGAAAGTCCAGCAGGTCTACGGCCGCCTCATCAAGACCGAGGCGCTGCTGTTCCTGAAGGACCACAACGGCCGGATACCACCGGCTTACGAGACACCGCATGAGCCGTTCCAGGCGCTGTCAATCACACCCTGGACGCCAGAGTTCGCTCGCGGCCGGTTCCTGTCGCGGTTCACCGAACTGTTCCTGACGGGAGTCGAGCCGCCCCACTACGAAGTGCTGCGCCGGCAGATCGAGGCGGCCGAGCGGGTTCTCGTCGCCCAGGCCCCCGTGCTCGCATCACTTGCGGAGGTATGACATGAACGGCACTGCGCGCCGCGGCGACTTCATCCACACCTTCAGCGGCAGGCAGCAATGGCCGCTGGATCCGCGCCCGGGCGACTTCGACATCGAAGAGATCGCCCACGCGCTGGCCTGCTCGAACCGCTTCAACGGCCACACGAAGTTCCCCATCTCGATCGCGCAGCACAGTCTCCTGGTCGTCCAGCTAACGCATCCGTTCTGGCGGCGGGAGGCGCTCATGCACGACGCGCCCGAGGCGATCATCGGTGACGTGGTCACTCCACTCAAACGCGTCGCGGGCATGGCCGACTTCCGCGGCATAGAAGCCGCGATCTGGTCGGCAATGGCCAAGCAGTGGGGATTGGTTGAAGATCTTCCGCGGGACGTGCATTGGGCAGACCTTCAGGCCCTGGTGACCGAGGCGTCGCAACTGCACAACGAGCCGACATACGGGCCCCGCTGGTGGGATGCAGCGTGTTATCCGCGCCCTGCCGCCATCGAGATCGAAGAGTGGACCTGGCGCCGCGCAGAGAAGGAGTTCCTCGAGGCGTTCGGCCGACTGTTCCCGGAGCAGGTGCAAGGATGAGCGCCATGTCCTGGCCGGAGAGGCTCGACAACTACGCCAAGGCGACCGGCTTCCCGCAGTCCATGTTCATAGGCGCGGACGGCCGCGCGCAAGGCATGTGGATCATGGGGAACGACTACCGGGTCAAGTCGAAGTACTATGGTGGCTACCCGGCCGGCTACCTCAAGCGCGTCAGGGCGTTGTTCCCCGACAAGGTGAAGACGCTGCACCTGTTCAGCGGCATGGTCGACCTCGACATCTTCCCCGGCGATACCGTCGATCTGAACCCGGATCGCGGCGCGACCTATGTCGACGACGCGCAGACCCTGCTGAATGTCCCGCTCGAGCAGTATGACCTCGTGCTGGCCGATCCTCCCTATTCGATCGAGGATTGCGAGCACTACGGCACCACGATGGTGAAGCGCAATCTCGTCATGAGAGCCCTCGCTCGCCTGCCGAGCGGCGCGCATGTCGTGTTCCTCGACCAAGTCTTGCCGATGTGGCGGAAAGATACGTTCGCGGTCGAAGCCATAATTGGAATGTTCAAATCCAGCAATCACAGGTTTCGTGTCATCACGGTGTATCGCAGGCTCTAATGCCGAACAGTCCCTGGACCCTGCGCGTCTGGATCGGCGAGCGTCACGTTGTCCGAACGGTGCCGCACTTTTCGGACGTGCGCCGCATGGTGATGGCGCTTCTGCCCGCCATCCCGGAGACAGCACGACCCGCTGTCGATCAGTCGGTGAAGTCTTTCTGCTCGCACGGCATGGGGTGGGCCTTTCACGGCGATGGCTTCTCTCTCGTCGCGCAGCAGCCGCTCGGCGACCCGAATAACTGGATACGCGATCTGACCCTCTGAAAGTTCTTGCACCGTAAAGCTCGCATATGAATAGTGACATGCGAGAGGAAAGACGGTGGCACCCAGTAACTTTCATTGTCCGTACTGCAGGAATCCCTATCCGCAAGGTAAGGCGAACTATAACAACCCATCGCAGAAGACCGAGGACCACATCCGTCCGAAGGAGTGGGGCGGCTTAGATCAGGGCCCTGGAGGATCGCGCAACATCCGGCACTGCTGTCAGCGCTGCAATGTTCGCCGAGCCAAGTGCGGGCACTGCATCGCCGCGATGATGATTATTCACCAGGTCGCTCTAGATTGCCGGACGGACTTCGACCATGTCTGGCGTTCCTTCGGCATGAGCGGCCCTAACCTGATGGCCCAGACATTGGGCCAGGAACTGCTGAAAGCTAGAAAGAGACCTTGGAATGCTAAGACCAGAGGATTTGAGCGACTTCGAGCTCTCGCATATTCGCCAGCTCGAGACCCTTCCCTTGACGGGTGGGAAGGTCGTGTTCCTGAACGGCCCTCCGTATAGCGGCAAGGACACCGCAGGCAAAGTCATCAAGTCCGAGTTCCACGCGGTCGCGCAGATCAAATTCTCGGAGCCGCTGAAGCGGGCCGTGTTTGTCGAGGCTGGGCTGAACTACAACACCCCTCTCGACTTATTCGACAAGGTGAAGGACGTGCCGCTCGCCATGTTCGGCGGCCGCAGCTTCCGGCAGGCGTGCATCGACAAGAGCGAGCGCGACATCAAGCCGTTCTACGGGTCCGACTGGTTCGGTCGGCTGGCGGTTCAGGACTGCGGCCGCAAGATGCAACAGGGCGCGAGGCTGTTCGTGGTATCAGATAGCGGCTTCGCTCCGGAGGCGTATCCGGTGATCCACGCCTTCGGTCCTCACAACTGCCTGCTGATCCGGATACATGCGGATGGTAGGGGGTGCAGTTTCAAGGGAGACAGCCGCAGCTATATCGAGCTGCCAGACGTGCCGTCGCTGGACATCAGGAATGATGGGAGCCTCGCCGAGTTCAATGAGGAGGTCGTCAGCGCCGTCGGTCTGGCGTTCTTCTTGAAGGCCCCGTGAGCGCCTGCGACACCTGCCGGATGCCGGGCCGCTGCTGTTCTGGCTTCCAGCTTGGTCTTCTCGAGGACAGGGCGCCGACGATGCTCGACGCCTTCGTTTTCCTCGCCACGATGGTGAACTACCGTTATGAGGGCCGGTCTGTCGGCGGGCCTGGCTACGACGTACCGGAGGGCGCGGAGAACGTGCAGATCGGGCTCCCCTTCCTGCCGCTGATGCTTCAGGGCGGATGGTGGATGTTCACTTGTCCGCTCCTAGTGGACGGCAGGTGCTCCGACTACGACAACCGCCCCGAGTTGTGTCGCGACTACCAGCCAATGAGCGACCTGCTCTGCGCGGAACACCCCGACCACGCTCTCTAGGCCGGGTTGATACTGAGCCTTTACAGCATCGGGAGCCCGCAATCGCTCCTGGTGCCTGATGCCCGACGACGCCTTCTGCGTAGACCTGCCGATGGTGGTCAAGGCCCGTCCGGACCTCGGCGAGCGCGTGATCTGCGTCGCGGCGAGCAACCCCCAGGTGGACAGCGAGGGCGACGTGATCCTGCAGCAGGCGCTGCTCGGGTCCGCGGATCGGTTCGTCAAGAGCGGCCATCTCGATATCGACCACATCTCGGAGATCGGCGGCCGGTATGGGCTGACGAACCTGAACGAGTGGGTGATCGGCAAGCCGCGGGAGGTCGTAGACGAGGGCGACGGCACAACGTCGGTCATCGCCGAGCTCAACGGCTGCGCGAAGGCAGACATGGTCTGGGCCGAGATATCGGCTGGCTCGACCGCGTGGCGTGCGTCCATCTACGGTTTCCCGACCCTGAACGGCCTGATCGACGCCAGTGTCGAGAAGTGCGAGGAGGCGCCGGACGCCCGGCGCTACGTCGTCAAGTCGATGGACTGGCGCTCGCTGGCGCTGACGAAGCGGCCGGTGAACGACAGCCTGACCGGATCCGCCCGGATCATCAGCGCCAAGGCCTTCGCCAAGGCGTACCTCGATCCGCAGTTCGTCCAGGGACTCGGCAAGGCTGAGCCGCTCACGGCACCGGGCCAATTCCTGTTCCCGCCCCGGAACAGGTTCGAGTTGCTCGGCCAGTACACGCACTTCATCCAGAAGGGCCTGAGCCCGTACGCGGGTCCGGGCAGCGAGATGGGAAACAGCGTCGCAGGGTTCCGCGATCATTTCGCCGTCGTCTGCTGCATGGACTCGGATCAGGCAGACATCATGGCCCTCGCCCTCATGCAGCTTCTCAAGCGGTATCAGTAAAAAAGTGCCGGCGGCTCTCTAGGGGCCGTCAAAAACAGCGTGTTAGCCGTCGCATATCGAACTTCTCTGTCTTGTGGACCTCCGGGAGCTTTACCCACATGCCTGCAATCTCCGACTCCAAGGTCCTACAGGCCGCACGCGCGTTCCTGGGCCTCAAGGATAACCTGGCGATCATCGAGAAAGCTCTTGACCAGGGCGCGCTGCGTGATGTCGAGACCATCGAGTCCGGCGTAGACGGCCACGGCCGCGAGGGCGTTCCGAGCGCCGCCGAGATCACCTCGGGCCCTGCCCAGGCGATGCGGGGCGGTCAGGCGGACACGCAGATCGCAGCGCACAGCGACCTGAAGCCCCAAGAGGGCAACACCAAGGACTACATCGAGCTCGCCAACCGTCTTTCCGGTATGGAAAAGAGCCTCGCGACCCTGGCCTCGACCGTCAAGAGCTCGCTCTCCGCGACGGGCGTTCTCAAGGGTGCGCTCGACGCGCTGCTGAAGGCCGACGACGAGGAGAAGGACGAGGACAAGGACGAGATGTCGAAGGCGCTCCGCAAGGCGCGCATCGCCATCCGCAAGGCCGAGTCCGATGATGAGGACGAGGACACCGTCGAGAAGGCGCAGGCGGCTCTCGCCAGCCTGAACACCGTCATCGGCAAGGCCGAGGACGAGGCTGACGACGACGACAAGGAGCAGGCAGCCGAGAAGGCGCGCACCGACTACCGCGCGCTGAAGGGCAAGCTGAAGGCCCGCGTCGAGGCCGTCGCCGCCAAGGCGAAGCCGGTCGAGGCCCCCGCCGCAGCCCCGGTGCCCGAGACCGCCAAGAGTGAGCCGGTCGCGAAGTCGATCGCCGCGCTGCAGGCGCAGATCGACGCCCTGCAGGGCCGCGCCGCCTCCGAGAGCGTCGCTTCCGCCCCGGCCCTCATCAAGGCCGTCCAGGAAGGCGACCTGTCCGCCATTTCGAGCCGCATCAGCATCGCCGAGGACGAAGGCACGCTGAGCGACCACGAAATCTCGAAGGCGCACTCGATCCTGAACCGCGCCTACGCGGCCCGGAACGGCAAGTACGACTTCACTCTCGTCACCCGCGAGATCGAGAGCTCGCCCGCATCAGTGAAGCGGATCTTCACGTCGGTAGCCGCATAAGCGGCGCCGGGCATCACCGATAGCAGGGCGAGACCCATGACCGAGTACACCTCTGAGATTCGCAAGGCCCACAACGAGGCGATCGGCCGGGTGTCGCGCCAGCTTGGCGGCAGTTCGGACGGCATTGCCGGGCTCCTGATGGCGATGGCGACTGCCCGCGAGGGCAAGGCCCACGGCATCGACATGAACCCGATGATGAAGGCATTCGAGAGCGGCCCGGTCGCCAAGGCGAACGCGATCAGCCGCCAGCTGCGCAGCCACTCGCCGCGCAAGGCCCGCATGGACAAGTTCCCGTCCTGGACGGGCGGCGTGGAATCCGGCTCGGTCGAGGCGATCCGCAAGGCTGGCGCGCTCGATGTCGGCGGCCTGACCGATCTGTCGCAGGTCACTGGCGGCCAGGCGTTCGGCATGGTCTCGATGGACACCCGGATGGCCCGCGGCACGATCCGCCCGCGCAGCTTCACGCTGTTCAACTACCTGAACAAGACGCAGGCGACGCAGATCGTCGACTACTGGGCGTACGCCTCGAGCACCGGGGGCGCCCCCGTCGGTGCGGCCTACCAGTCGTTCTCGAGCCAGACCGCCGGCGCCATCAACATCAACGCCGGCTCCTACCAGGAGATGTTCATCGAGCTCAAGCTGGCCGTCGACGGCCGCGCGATCACGATGGCCCTGGCCCAGCAGAACAGCATCACTTCGGTCGCCGACCAGGAAAGCGCCAACGCGACGCTGAGCCTGCTCGAGACGATCAACTGGGCGCTGTACTGGGGCAACCCGACCCTCTACCCGAACCAGCCGGTCGGCATCTGGCAGAACCTGTTCGCGAAGAACAAGATCGACTTCTTCGCCTACTACAACAGCGCCCCGGTGCAGGCGCTCGGCATCTCGCCGCAGCAGGCCCTGTTCAACCTGCTGTATGAGCAGGTCAGCTTCCTGTCCAGCTACCGCCAGTTCGGCCAGGTGACGCACGCCTTCATGACCCCGACGGCGATCGCCGACCTGCAGAGCCTCGTCACCACCGGCCTGCGCAACATCGTCACGACCCTGACCGGCGAGCAGAACGCCTCGCGCGCCATCGTCGTCAACGGCGACCTGACCGGCATCAACACCCGCATCGGCGACGTGGCCTTCCCGATGGACATGCTGATCGCCGCCCGCGACGTTCCGCTGGTGGCCGTCATCCCCGAGGGCACCACGACTTCGCAAGCTGCGTCCCCGACGGTCCTCTCGGCCCCCGCCTCGGTCACCGCCGCGGTTGTGACCGGCGTGGCCGCCAGCGAGTTCACCTCGACGGGCGGCTTCGCTCCGAGCGGTGGCGGCACCTACGTCTACGCGGTGGCCACGGCCGACGGTTCGATGAACGAGTCGGTGCTGACCTACTCGGCGCCGGTGACCGGCGTGCTGGCGGGCTCGGGCGTGAACCTGACCATCACTCCGGGCGCCAACGGCACCCCGGCCGCCTTCCGTGTGTTCCGCTCGGGGCTGGGCTACAACGCCTCGTCCAACCAGAACCCGGCCGCTTTCCGCTGGATCGGTGACATCGCCTCCAACGGCGTCACCGCCGTCGTCTTCCAGGACCTCAACAACCACATCCCGGGCAGCGAGACCATCTTCCTGCTCGACCTGGACGAGGGCGACGACGCGCTCGACTACCGCGTGATGCTGCCGCTGACCAAGATCGAACTGTTCGCCCAGAACCTCTACATGCCCTGGGCGATCGCTCACATCGGCGCACCCCGTCTCCGCGTGCCGAAGTGGCATGGTGCGATCTACAACTACCCGAGCATGAACCCGCAGTTCAATGCTCTGCAGCCCAACGCCAGCGCGACGGTCTGATCCTCGCCGCCCTGGTAGCCCAAGAGGGCCCCGCCGAAAGGTGGGGCCTTTCTTGATTCTGGGCCTCCCGTCTCTAGGCTTGGCCGCCGCCAGCCCGGTAGCTTCCCGGTGCCATGTATATCTCCGCAAAAATCAAACGGAACTCGGTCATCTACAAGTCGTGGATGACCCGCAACGCAATCGGCGGCTCGGTAAGCCATGTGCGCTTCGTGCGCAAGGGCCGGGAGTTCGTCGCTGACGACCTGCTGCCAGAAGATGCCGCCAAGCTCGAGGGTCATCGGCAGATCGACATCGACATCGAGATCATGGCCGCGCATCCCGATGACCTGGTGCCCGAGGCGCCGGACGTGGTCGATGACGAGCCCGCGATGCGCCCGATCGACGATGACGCGCCAGTCGTGAAGCGCGCGCCCGGCCGCCCTCGCAAGACCTGAGAGAACCCACATGGCGCTCGTCACCACGAAGGCCCTGTGGACCTGGGAGACGGGCGGCCAGACTGGGCCTGTCGTCACGTCCTACCCGTCTGGTCAGCCGACGAAGACGGGCTTGCAGCCTCAAGACTTGCAGAACTTCACGGGCGTACCGCTGGTGCGCTACGGCCGGACGCCGACCCCGGTATCGACCGAGGAGATGCTCGACTTCCTCTGCTCCGCGGAGGACTGGGCCGAGCAATCGACGGGCATCCTGCTGACCCCGACGATGATCGCCTCGCCGCCGGCGTTGTCGCCGCAGCAGGCTATCTCGGCCGCCATAGCGCCGGCGGACCCGACGAAGGGCATGCAGTTGGGCGTGGACTACGACCTGCCCGATGCGGCGTACGACTTCAAGTTCGACCGCGCTGTGGACGACGGCTGGCTGGTGCAGAGCTTGCGTTACCGGCCGCTGCGGATCCTCGACGGCTCGGCGAACGCCGTCAAGCAGATGGCGTACGTCTACCCGCTTCTGAACCAGTTCTTCCAGATCCCGGTCGGCTGGATCACGGAAGACCGGGACTACTCGCTCATCCGCATCGTGCCGCAGGAGAACATCCAGGCGCTGCCGCTGTTCGCGCTTCAGATCGGCCTGCAGGGCTTCGCGAGCTCCGTGCCGGGCGGTATCTGGATGCAGTACACGGCGGGCCTGACGGCACAGGACTACATCAGCCGATTCCGCTTCATGAAGCAGATGGTGCTCTGCCAGGCCGCGATCATGGCGCTCGGCGTGTGTCAGGGCACGGTGAACATGGGCTTGGACTCGACCCAGGTGCTGACCGACGGCGTGCAGACCCAGTACAAATACCGGGCGGGCGGCGCGTACTCGGACCTCATCAACAATTTCACCGCGCAGCGGGACAGCCTGATGGCGACCGCGCTGGCCGTCGTCGGCCCGGTCATGGAAGTGTTCTGACGTGAGCGGGACGGACTTCTCCTGGCCGGGGCCCTGGACGCCCGACATGCCCACGCAGTCGATGCCTGAGGTAGCTTTCGATCAGCAGATGCAGACCGTCGGGTTGCGGCTCGGTTGGATGAAGTCGCACGTCTGCCCATGCACCCAGGGCGGCCGGGTGCCGGGGACCGCGGACTCTGGCTGCAACGCCTGCCACGGCCGCGGCGTCTACTGGGACCAGCCGCTCGAGTTCCTCGGCACGCTGACCTTCATGCACACCAGCAGCGCCCCCGACGAGCCGGGCGGCAAGGTGGATATGCACGCCGGCAGCGTCGAGCGCAGCGAGCCTGCCCTCACCATCCCGCGCAGCGGCAATCTCAACGAGGCGATCGTCTGGCAGACCGCAGCGGAATGGGATGCCTTCCTCGAGTATGACGCGGTGAACCGGCAGAACATCGTGCTGTTGGCGCAGGAGGGCGAGCCTATGGTGCTGCCCTACCAGGACAACGTGACGGTGAGCGCCGTGACGACCTGGGATCCGACGGCCAAGGTGGTCAACACGCTGACCAGCAGCCAGTACTCGGTCACCAACGGCGTGCTCACCGCGCCGGGATTCCCGGACGGGACCGCCTTCACCGTCGACTTCACGACGGTCCCGGTCTACGTCGCGTTTCGCAGCGCCGGCGGCATGCCGCACGACAGGCCGTTCGCGCAGGGCCGTACCGGGATCCCGAAGCGGTTCCACATCGTCGCGCTCGATGCGTGGCTGCGCGCCGGCGGCATCAATGACGGCCCGAACGGCGCCGGGGCGATCACCCTCCGATGAGCAGCGACATCATCGACGTGTACACGACCCTGGACCCGGCCACGCTGACCGATGTCGCGTACGAGACGTTCCGGCAGTGGCTCGCGTTCGCGCTCGGCCGGTCGGAGATCGGCGGCAAGACCCTGGCGCACCCGTCGGGGCGCTACGCCGCGTCGCTGTCCTGGCACAAGGTCGGCGTGTCGGCGGTTGCCATCATTGCCGACGAGAACGTGGCGCCCGAGGCGAATTGGATCGAGCACGGCACGACTGGCGCCGACATCAAGAATGCCATGCTCTCGGGCGCGAAGCTGACCGCCGACGGCTACCACTACCGACGGGTGCCCATGCGTGCGGGCTCGGGCCGCGGGGCGCCTGCGGCCGCGCTGGACGGCTTCTCGATGGCGAGCATCATGCAGTCCAACGCGACCGGCACCGGAGGGGGCACCACGCAGGCCTTCGCGGGCATGTGGGGCGAGCGCCGCGAGAATGCGGAGCCCGATCGCGTCCGAACGATGACCGACCGGCCCGGCTCGGCCGACTGGAAGGTCCCGGCCTTCCAGCCCTACTCGCCGGCGGCGACGCTGGCCTCCCTCTTGCGGGCGCAGTACAGCAATGGATGAGTCCCTCGTCGCGCAGACCGTGCCCACGGGGGGCGCCGTTTCGCTCGACTTCTCCTCGACCGACACCGGCACCTGGACGCTGACGCGCGCCGTGCAGGCTGCGGGCGGCGCCACGTCGAACGAGTACACCTTGTTCAGCCAGGCCGCGTCGCCGACGGGCGCCGGCTTCTGGATCGACATGGGCGACGGCACGGCGGCCCAACTCAACCAGAGCACGACCTACCTGTACACCTTCTCGACCGCGAGCGGGTCAGCGACGGCGACCGTGCAGCCCGCGCAGCAGATGCAGCTGATCTACGACGACTACACGGTCATGCTCATCAAGCTGCTCAAGGCCGCGGTGGTCTCGGCACAGCCGCCGGATGGCATCTCGCTCGGCAACCGGCCGCAGGTGCTCTACGCGATGCCCCTGACCTCGACTCCGGCGCTGCCCATCATCTCGGTCTCCGAGGTGCTTCTACAGCAGTGGAAGACCGGGATCGGGCACGGCCTCGACTTCGACTGGACGAAGAACTACTACGACGTGAGCGAGCAGGTCCACCGCCGATACCAGGTGACGGTGATGGCGCGCGATCCCGAGTCCCGCGAGTTCCTCAAGCAGTTGGTGCTGGCGACGTTCAAGGTCATCCTCGGCCCGGTGCTGACGCGCATGGGGCAGAACGTCTCGAGCGACTTCCAGGCGTCGTCCAATCAGGTGACAGACCCGTCGCCGGGCTTCTACTACTGCGACATCTCGCTCAACTTCAGCGGGGTGTTCTCGACCGGCGTGAAGACGAACTTCGGCGTCGTCGAGAGCTTCGACGCGATCTCCGATGTCGAGGCGGTCATCGGCGACCCCATCCTGCTTGAGCAAGGGGTTCTCGATCTTCCGGACCCGCCAATCGGATAGGCTCTCTAGGCGCCGGTCGCCAGCGCCTTCTATACCCGGAACGACTGTTCCCCGGAGAGCGCGACTACAATGTCCGAGCAGACCCCCAGCGAGACGCCCGCGGCTGCTCAAGAGCCGAAGATGTCCTTCAAGCAGTTCGCGGCCGCCCACCTCACCGGCACCGTGAACCAGGTCTACACGCTGCTTCTGCAACGGCAGCACGGGACCGAGAAGCATACGCTGACCGAGTGGAAGACCGTCCTCGAGAGCTACGCCTCTCGGGTCGCCAAGCGCTGAACTGAGGAACTCCTTCGATGCCCAACATGGATGTCCAGTTCAGCGGTCAGACCCTGGTGCTCCCGGGCGCCTATTATGCCGACAACGTGTCTGGCACCGCGAACACCGCGACCGCGCTCGTTCCGCCGACGATCCTGATCGGCTACTGCTTCGGCCTGCCGAAGAACGTCCCGACCACCTTCGCCACGCAACAGGACGCGACTGCGGCCGTGCGCGGCGGCCCGCTGGGTGCCTTCCTGCCGTTCGTCTATTCGCCGTCGCCCGAGCTCAACGGCGCCTCAATCGTCACGATCATCAACGTCGGCACGAACACCGCCTCGTCACTGTCCCTGGTCGACGGCACCGGCGCCACGGTGCTCACCATGCCGTCGGCCAACTACGGCGCGACCGAGAACCTCAAGCAGGCCCAGGTATCGGCCGGCTCCGTCGGCGGTGTGCGCCTGACGCTGTTCGACGGCTACGCGAACACGCAGCTTACCCAGGACAACCTCGGCCTGCCGATGCAGATCACCTACGACGGCACTGCCTCGACGGCCACCTATGCGATCACCTCGAGCGCCATCTCGCTGACCAGCACGGTCGCCGGCGAGAGCCTGAGCATCCCGATCGCGCCGGGCACCTACGACACGGTCTCCAAGATCGTCGAGTACATCAATGGTTCGGGCGCCTTCTCGGCGACGACGATCTCCAATGGCGACCTGCCGGCCTCGGCCCTGGACCTGCCGGCCGGCTCTGTGACCATGAACGTCAACCAGCCGATCAATGTCACGGCGACGCTCGGCGACATCGTCTTCTGGCTGAGCCAGTACGCCGGCGCCTACGTCGGAACTCCGGTGATCCCGGCCGGCATCGTCTCGAGCCCGACCACTGCGCCGGTGCCGATACCGCTGACCCACTTCACGGGCGGCACCAACGTCCCGCCGACCGTGAGCGACTACGCGGCCGGCTTCAACGTCGCGCTGAACATCCCAGGCTTCGGGGTCTTCGCGGACTCGAACGACCCCGCCGTACAGGCGATGGGCGCGCAGCACGCCAAGGACGCAAGCGCCCCGGCCGCCCGCCGCCCGCGCCGCTTCTTCACGGGCAGTTCGCTCGGCGACAGTGTGTCGCAGGCGCTGTCGCAGGCGTCTGCTCTGGACGTGTACCAGGCGACGTTCTGCTACCCGGGCATCTACCGCACCAACACCGCGACCGGCCAGAACACGCTCTACAGCGGCCTGTATCACGCCGCGGCTACCGTAGGCATGGTGGCCGGCAATCCGGTCGCGACCGCACTGACGAACAAGACGCTCATCGGCACCGGGGTCGAGGTCGCGCTGACCGTTTCGCAGATCGATCAACTGCAGGCCGGCGGCGTGCAGTGCCTCTACGTGCCCGACAGCACCGGGGTCCCGACGATCTCGAGCGACATGACCACCTGGCTGTCCGACGCCAACGTCGAGAACGTGTTCAACCAGCAGGTCGGCATCCGGCAGTATCTGGCCTACGTGCTGATGCAGGCTCTACAGCCCTACACCGGCGCCATCCAGAGCACCATCGGCATCGCCAACATGCGCAAGGCGGCCGTCGCCGCCCTGAACGGCCAGATCATCAACGCGCAGGCGACGACCGGCGTGCTGAATAGCTGGGACCCCACGTCGCTGAAGCTGATCTTCAACGGCGCGCAGCAGGCGACGACCGTCTCCGTGAACGTGGTCACGGTCGGCCAGAATCGGTTCACGCTCATCACCACCTACCTGCAGCCGCTGAACATCTCGGCGTAACGGAGAGCCTCGATGCCTGGCTTCAATCAAACGGCTCTCGCCAACAGGGTTCGCAATGCGAACGGCTGCTCGATCCTGGTCGGCGATCAGGTGATCGGCTTCGCACAGAACGCGAACATGAACATCGACATGGGCGCCGAGGCGATCTATGGCGTCTCGAGCGCCAAGCCGCAGGAAGTCCAGCAGCAGAAGTTCGGCATCTCGGTGTCGCTCGACAGCATGGAACTGACCGAGGCGGGCATCGCGTACTACGGCTACACCTCGACCTGGGCCGACCTGCTCGCCGGCAACGAACTGACCTTCCACACGGTCGATGCGTCGGGCAATGCGATCGCTACGATCGTCGGCTGCGTCTGCAACAGCTACTCCAAGACGATCCCGGTCAATCAGCCGGTGACCGAGGCGACATCCTTCACCGCGATGGACGTGCTGGATGCGAACGGTCAGTCGATCCTGCAGGACGCGCCGGGCCAGCTTGCGACCGCCGTCGCCTACGCGGTGACGAACAGCATCACCGGCCCCTGAAGCGCACGACACGATTGAGGCGGCGGTGGACGGTCTGCTACCCTACCGCCTCAACCTCTCACCGTCCGAGGGCTAAGTGCCGGAAGTCCTACAGTCCACCATCACCGTCGAGCACAAGGGCGAGACGTTCGAGTTTCGCGTTCCGGGCCCGCGCGAACTGAGTCGCATGGGCGCCAGGGCACACGCGATGCGCCGGATGGACGCGCCGGAGACGGGCGGCTCCGAGGTCGGGCTCGACCCGCTCAGCCGTGACCTCTATATGGGCATGGCGCTCATGGAGACCCTGCTCGTCAAGGCCGACGCGAAGGGCGACTGGCCGTTCTCACTCGGCCCCGACGGCAAACCCACGGTGGACTCGGGCAAGTTCCCGCCGCTGGCCAGCATGATCCTCCCCGACGTGTACGGAGGGTTCATGCGTCAGCTGGACACGTTTCTCGGCGAAGGGCCCAGCGACGGACACGCTGGAAGCGAAGCGCCTGTGGACGGTAAGTCAGATCCTGGCAATACCACCATGGGATCCGCAACTCCAATCGGTGCCTGACGCCTGGCTAGACTGGGTGCTGACGATGCACGACCAGTACCCGGTCGGCTCTCTGAAGTTTGAGAAGGCAATATCGCTACAAGAGCGGACGGCGTTCACGCGGGAGAACGTCGGCTGGGCGAACGTGTTGCGGGGCAAAGCTCTCGGCAGGTTCCTCGGCCGGTACACCCCGAAGAAACTGCCGCGGCGCGATAGGGCTGAGCCTATCAGGAAGTAGGACAGCCGCATGCCCGGTATCATCATGCACGGGGCCGGCGACAGCGGCGGCGACAGCGGCGGCGGCAGCGGGAACAGCGGGAGCGGCAAGCCGCCGTACGGCCGCGATGACCGCGCGCTGGCGGACTACACGAACCGGGACCTGGACCTGCAGGCCCGCTACGCGAAGCAGAAGGCTGACGCGGCGAAGCGTGCCGAGGCGGACGCAGCGAAGCAGGCCGCTGCCGAGGAGTCGGTGCGCCAGACCCAGGAGCGGCAGGCGCAGGCGCAGGCGCGTGCGCAGGAACGGGAGCAGCGGGCCCGCGAGCGGCAAGCCGCTAACGCGCGCCGACAGGCCGACACGGCATACCGCCAGACGCGCGCCGAGGCCGAGTACACCCATCGCGATTTCTCGCTGCGCGATCAGTTGGCGAAGCGCCGGGCGCGCGAGGAAGCGCAGGGTCAGGCGCGCATCCGGAAGGCCTTCGACGACAGCATGCGCCAGGCGCGTGCCGAGGCCGAGTACGAGAACCAGCGCCGCGACCGTGCGCAGCGTACCAAGCAGCGCCAGGACACGCAGTACGGCCGCGCGCGTGACGCGGCCTACGCCGAGAACGACCGCTTCGACGCCCGCGTGGCTCGCGGAGCCCGAACGGCCCGCCAGTATCAGGACCAGTTCGACCCCGGCTACCACCGGATCGGCGACATCGCGCGGCTCGGCCAGCGCGGGCAGCGTGCCGCGCGCGATAGGGACTACACCGAGCTCAAGCTGATCGAGGCTGAGCTCAAGAAGATCGATTCGAACCTCGTCAAGGATCTGCGCGAGAACCCGGCTCGGGCCGAGATGATCGGCCGGCAGCGCGAGCAGGTGGCGATCGCTCAGGCCCGGGTCGCTGCGGGCAAGGCGGACGACACGAACCCCTTTGGCGGGGTGCTCGGAGCGATCGGTGCGATCAAGGCTAGCCCGTGGATGAAGGTCGCTAGTGCGGTCGGAGAACTGGTCGTCGATGCGATCACCAGTCCCGAGCTGATCGCCAAGATGTATGACGGGCTGCTGAGCGGCGCCACGCCCTACATGAACCTGCAACTCGGGTCGCGAGACATCGGCCGGGCAGGGGACTTCGCTGGTTCTGATCTCGCCTCGACCCTATACCCGGGCGGTAAGACCCCAGGCTGGATGGCAGCCTACGGCTACACGCCGCAGAGCGCCCTGAGCACGCTCGGCACCTACGGGATCCCGGTGCAGAGCGCGTCCGACGCGCAGGGTATCCTGCAATCGATCGGCAATGCGCAGCTCGCGCCCTACCTGGGCGGCCTCGGTCTCGACAGGTACGCCAAGTCGGCGAACCTCGCGCAGACGCTGGGCGTGCATTTCCAGGACGAGTACGGCTTCGACCGGGCTTTTAGCCCGTCATCTCCAATGTCGCGCAACAGCCAGGGTGGCAACGGCGACCTAGACTCCTACTGGCGCCAGTGGCAGCGGGTCATGACTGCGGCTACGGCTGCCGGCATGGACCACTCCCAGGTCATGAGCTCGGTCGAAGGGCTGATGCGCTCGACGGCGTCCGCCGGAGGCGCCGAGACTAATTTCAGCGACATATCCGCCTTCTGGTGGCGCCTCGCGCAGTCCGGCACACCCAACATGCGGTCAGGTCAGGGAGAGATGACCGCTCTCGCTGGCATGACTTCAGCGATCAATTCGACAGGCCTCAACGGCGGGACGGCGCAGAATACCGCACTCTACAACTACTTCAGTCGTAACGGCGGGATTCCCAAGACATCGGACGCCCTAGCAAAGTTCCTGCACGTCAATCCCGATACCATGTCGCCCGGCGAAAAAGCCGAGTTCGACGCCGCGTTCAACGCGGCGCAGGAAGGCAATTCGGCCGTCTTCTTCCAATACCTGCAGCCTTTCCTGCGGTCGAAATCGGACGTTTGGACATCTGTGGTCCAGGGCTCCGGGATGATACCAAGCGGTTCCATAGGCGGAATTGTCGGCGGCGCAATATCCGGCATGGGGACCGACGCCTACGTTCAGCTCTCGGCCAGCGGAAAGGCTCCGCTTCCCAAATCGAAGGGTCTCGGCAAGGGCTCGATCAGTCCCGCGATCGACAAGCTGATTGTAGCCGCCGCGGCGCGTCACAGACTGGATCCGAACCTCCTTCGTGCCGAGGTGATGCAAGAGAGCACCGGAGATCCGACCCTGATCAATACCGACAGTGAGGGCAAAAAGGCATATGGCCTGATGCAGCTTCGCAGCGGAGCCATGGCGGACGAGCACGTAAGCCTCGATCAGGTCATGGACCCCGCCGTGAACATTGAGGCAGGGGCGGACTACCTTGCGCACCAGATCAACGCATCTGGAGGCGATGTCCGCATGGGTGTTGCAAGCTACAACCAGGGCTACCGAGGCGCGCGGGCTCCAACCAATGTAGTCAAGAAGACAGGCTACGGATATGGACAGCAATATGCTGACGATGTCCTCTCTTGGAAGACGTCGTTCGATAATAACCCTGACACCATGAACAAGGCGATTGCCAACGGCGGTCAGATCGACATGGATGCGTCCAAGCAAGCCTACCAGTTCCTGACCGTGGTGAGCTCGGCGGCGCCGGCACTCCAGAAGTGGAACGTCGAGGTCATCAAAGGCACCGCCGTCATCTCCGAGTTCGTCAACCAGATGATCGCCGGGATGCACATGGCCCGCGCGCCGCGGATGCCCTGATGCCGAACAACCATGCAGCGCCGGCGTGCTCCGTCGACATCTACCCGTACGAGGGTGGCGCCTACTCCATCAGCGGCCAGAGCGGCGCCATCCAGGGCGTGAGCGTGTCGTTCTCCCGCGGCGGTGCCGGGTCGTTCCAGATCCAGCTTGCCCCGGGCGGCCCGATGGGCGTGAACAGCCGGCCGTCTTGGGCGCAGATCATCACGAAGATGTCCCTGGTCGTGATAGGCATGTCGCGCGGCGGCTACCGGCGCATCGTCATGATCGGCGTCGCGCAGTCCGTGACTGAGCCGGTGCAGTGGGGCGCGACGGTCCAGCGCAACATCGCCGTGACCGGAGCGGACTTCGGCTACTTCTTCCGCTCGATGTCCTACTACAACCTGAACCTGCTGACCGGCCTCAACGGCGGCGCGGCCGGGTCTCTCGCGCTGCCGGCCATGATCAGCAGCGCGCTGCTTGCCGGCACGCCGCAGAGTGTCGGCGCCGCGTGGTTCAAACTCATGGCGGGCCCGAACGGGATCCTAGCGAACACCAAGATGCCCTACCGAGGTACGCCCGTCTTGTTCGGCAGCTTCATGTCGACGGTCTTCGAGGCGTACCCGAACCCGGTCGGCATCCCGACCGCCGCCAACTTCATCGGCGACGAGGGGTCCTGGCTCGACAAGTTCGGGACGTTCTTCCAGGCGCCGTGGTACGAGATGTTCCTGACCACCGCGCCGGTCGGCTTCTACCCGGGCGCGACGGCCGCCGCCAGCCCGGTCCAGATGCAGGGGTACCCGGACGCCAGCCCGGTGTTCGTGGCGCGCGTCAACCCGCTGCCGCGGCTTACCGTCTCGGGGGGATCCGAGACCGCGCCGAACCTCGCACTCGACCAGAGCCTGTGGAACGGGCTGCCGGGCTACACGGTGGACCCCGAGGTCACAGGCTACCTGGCCGTCTCGCCGGTGTGGGGCAGCGACGAGGTCAGCAACTTCTACGTCCTGAACCCGACGATCCTGAGCACGACGCTCGGCAGCCAGAACGGTGGCGTCTCGCCCTTCACCCTGAGCTTCGCGGCGTGGATCAATATCGCGTCCCTGCACCGCTACGGCTATCACCCGAGGATCTCGGAGACCTACTGGTTCGCCGATCCGACCGGCGCCCAGGCGCGGGCGAACGCATCCAACGGCGTCACCTTCGCCGACTTCCAGAACCTCGTCTCCGATCTCTCCCTCCGGGTCGCCAGCATCCATGAGCCCCTGCCGCTGATGGCCAGGCTGACCTCGGCGCATGAGTTGCGACCCGACATCATGGTCGGCTGCACCTTCACGCTGCCGCTGTACAAGGACATGGCGCCCTGGACGTTCTACATCGACTCGGTCTCGCATCAGTTCCAGTTCGGCGGCCAGTCGAGCACAACACTCAACCTGTCGCGCGGCCTGCCTGCTGCGGCCTATCAGGATCCGGCGCTGATGGCTGACGTGCTGCAAGGCAACGCCCAGTGGCTGAACGGCACGCTGCAGTCGGGCGTGCCCGCCGGCCTCGGCCCCACCCTGGCGCCGTTCAACAACGCCGACGCGGCGGCGATGACCGCAGCCGCTGCCGGGGTGTTCGCCCAAACGAACCCAGGGTCCTGACGGCTCTCTCTCTCTCTCTCGGCTGTGGGCCGAAAGCGCGCTTAGACCTTAGCGCGCATGACGGGAGCAGGCTATGAGCGGCGCGTACTGGGAGCAGCCTAGCTACCTGCAGAACCTACAGGCGAACGCATCGGTCAGTCAGTCCGACTCCGGTAGTTCGTCCGGGTCGCCGCTTGGCACGTCCCTGACGATCGTCCAGCGCGGGCCGAGCGGCGAGGTGACCGACTACAGCCAGGTTGTCGGCACGACTGCGGTCGAGCGCTACCCGGACCTCTCCACGCTCAGCGAAACGCCCAGCTACATCAGGATCATGAACGTCAGCGCCGCCGGCGGCCCGAACCTTTGGGTGAGTCGCAAGCTGGGCAATGCCGTCGCGCCGCACACGGCTGGCGCCGTCATGATTCCGCCCGGCGAATACGAGGTCTGGACGGCCCCCGGATTCATCCCGCTCAACCCCGTCTGGGCGATCGCCGACAACACGAACTGCAATACCACCGTCGAGGTCGGCTGATGCGTGCCCTCCGCTCCATCGTCGCGGCTCTATTCGCGTCTGCAAGTACGATCGCCCCGGCTCTTGCGCAGTCGATCGGCGGCCTGCCGAGCGGGTACTCCTCGGCTGCGGCCTATTCGGACCCGACGAAGCGGGCGCCGACGCAGACCGACGACGTATCGCACGGCTACCCGGTCGGTTCGTTCTGGCTTTACAACGGCGCGGGTGGCGGCGGCGGCGGTTCCGGCACTGGCGGCGGCGGCTTGGGCGGCCGAGGCGGTGGCCCGCTCGCGATCGTCTGGTGGAACTGAACAGGACCTGCCGGTGTTTCCGCAGCTTACCAAGGCCCAGGTCTATTCGGTCGATCCGAACAAGCGCCTGCTGTACGTGCTGCTGCCGTCGTCGCAGGGCCTCGGGATCCCGGTCGAGATGGGCTACGAGGGCCCGGCCGACGCGCTTCGGCTGCGCCAGACACCGATGCCGACGAAGGGCACCTGGGGGCTCGTCGCCTTCCCGCATGGCGACAGCCGGAACGGTGTGTGGCTCCGGTCGATCTACACCTCGAAAGAGAACGCCGTCCTGCCCGGTGACGCCAATGCGGACTACGACTCGCACTGGTCAGGCGCGTGGAGCCTGATGACCGGCGACGGCCAGGTCTACAAGTCGTTCCCCGACGGGACGTTCATCACGCTCGCGGACGAGACCACGCTGCCGGCGCTGACCCGCAACACGGTCGACCAGACCCAGACGCAGCAGGCGGTCCCGTACCCGCAGACCGACCGGCTGGCCTCGGCGCCGCCCGCGCGGCCGCTGCACGTCCACCACTCGTCGGGCACGGACCTGCTGGTCGACAAGACGGGGAACACCACCATCACGATTGCGGCAGGCGCTTCGGTCTCGGTATCCTGCGGCGGCACGACGGTCACCATCAGCCCGCAGGGTGGCATCACCGTCGTACTGGCGAGCGGCCAGTCGACGCAGTTCACCAATGGCGGCGCGGCGTCCGACATGCTCACCAAGGCGACAGAGCTCGTCGCGCTGTTCAACGCGCACACGCATGCCGACAACGGCAGTGGCGTCCCGAACCAGCAGATCACCGCGGCCGAGATCGGCTCCGCGCTTGTGAAGGTCACATCATGACGGCGTACTTCTGGGCCGCGTCTAACCTGAAGGCCCGCGCCGCCTGCTGCGCGGTGTCGGCCAACGGGCTGGTCGTGCCTGCGTGGTCAGAGCCGGGAACCGTCTTCACGTTCGACGGCGCCACGGTCACCCCGGCGCTGACGGCCATGTCGAGCGCAGACGAGATGACGGGGCGCGGGTCAGTCGGCGTGGCCTGCACAAGCTCGGGCGGCACCTGGACGCTCTCGGCGGCGGGCCTGTTGAGCAGCTACGGCACCTCGTTCTCGCTCAGCGCCTCGTTCACGCTCGCGGCCGCGCCGTACACCGGGCTGGCCTCGATTGGCAACACCGTCTATGCCTGCTCGTCCGCTGGCGTCGTGTGGTCCTCGTCGGGCTCGGCGCCCGTGCAGGTCGGCACGTTCGGCACGATGCCGCGCGGCCTGGTGACCGATGGCACCGACCTCTACGCGGCGCTGCCGCTGACCTCCCAGCTTGGAATCATGGTCGCATCGAGCGGCGCGGTCAGCACAGTCGCGTCTCCGGTGCCGCTGCCGGCGTTCGTGGCAGTCAAGTCGGGATCTGTCGCGGTGGCGGGCTGGTCATCTGCGGTGCTCCCGGCCGGCACATCCTACTTCGCAGCGGCGCCCGGCGTCTCGCCTACCGAGGCGGCCATCTGCAATGCGGCGGCTGGTAGCGTCACGCTGCTCGCCGGCACCGACCCCGATTGGACGACCGGGTCCTCGGTCAGCGGCATGGCCGGCGTCTCGGCCGTAGCCTGGACCACGAACAGCGAGCAGATCCTGGCCGCGGCGCCGGGCGACTTCTACGTCGTGTCGATCACGGCCGGCGCCCTGGCGATAGCGCAGACCCTGTCCGCAACCGGCGTCACGGCGATCGGCGTCGTCCCCGATGGGTCGGAGGCGCTCCTTGCGCAAACCGGCGCCAATCAGATCGCGGTGATCTCGCAGAGCGTTGGCACTTGGTCTATCAGTTCCGCGATCAGCAGCGTGTCGGCGCCGGTCGCGATCTTGCTCACCAGCAGCGTCGAAGGGTTCGCGATCGGCGGCGGCGGCCTGATAACCCTGCAGCGCAACGGCGCCGCCTGGGAAGTGAACGCGACGACGCCGCTGACCGTGGGCGGAACGACCGTCACCGGAACCGGCATCGTGGCGGACGCGGCCGGCAATCTCTACGTGACCGCGACGAACGGCGCCAGCGGCTACCTGATGGTGCTCAGCGCGGCCGGGACGCCGCTGGCGTCAACCACCTGGACTGGCGGTGCGGCGGGCCTCGTGATCGTCTCCGAACAGGTTCTGGTGCTCGACAACACCAACGCCCTCGTGCGCCCTTTCGCCCATGTAGGCGGGGCTCTCGAGCCGCAAGCGACCACGGCCGCGCCGGCGGGGCCGACGACCATCACGGCCGGATCTATCAGCGTCGTGGTCGCCGGGGCCAGCGCCACCGGCCTCTACGAGCTCGGCGCACCATACGCCCTGCTCCCCATCCGAGAGGGAATGGTCGGGCTGTACCAGTCGAGTGCCTGGACGACGTACACCCTTGGCGTCGGGCACGACCCCTCGGCGGTCGCCTTCGACGCAGCCGGCGCGCTGCACGTCGTCACCACGCAGAATGACCACTACACCTTCTCGACCACGGGCGGCATCGCTCAGACCGGCCTCGTTCCGGTTCCGGTCTACAGCGGCCAGACTGCGGGCACGTCGCTGGCCATGAGCTCTCTGACCCCGTGGAACGGTCACCTGTATGCAACGACGAGCGCGAGCGGGGTCATCGTCGAGGTAGCATAGCGTGCAGGGCTTCCAAACCATACCCGTCGCGAACCTGCAGCTTGCGCTCTACACCCTGACGGTGCGGGCGCCTGGCGGCTTCGGCGCACCCGTGCCCGGGTTGAGCTTCACCTTCCCGATCAGCCCGCAGAACGTTCGCAAGGAGGCGCAGGCGGCGACCGCCATCTTCGACACGGCGGGCTACGCCTACCAGAACGGCGTGAACAGGTCGGCCGACGAGTACGGCATCGCGCCGCCCGTTTACACCCTGCGCGGTACGACGGGCTGGAAACTGCACAGCCAGGACGGCTACCAGTGGACGGGCCGAGAGTCGTGCCTGCAACTGCAGAGCATCCTTCAACAGTACGCGCAGCTGAACACCGCGCAGCAGCAGAACCAGCAACCCGATCTCTACACGCTTGAACTCTATGACTATTTCATGGAGGAGTTCTGGCAGGTCGTGCCCGTCGGCGCGATCGGCATCGAGCAGAGCGCCGATCGGCCGCTGATGTCCTTCTACACGTTCCGGCTCGCGGCGGTCGCATCGGTGTCCGATCCCGTGCCGCCGAACCTGGACGCCGTCGCCGCGATCCTGGCCGCGTCCGCGCCGGCCGGCATCGGCGGGTTCCTGCCGGTCGTGAACACCCTGCTCGGGGCCTACTCGTGAGCAGCTTCCCGAACGTCACCGGCTACCCGGCGACCGTGTGGACGGCGGCGCGTGCCGCGCTCGCCTGGCTGCCCGCGCAGTTGAACGCCAACAACCCGTCGGCCTCGACGCTGGCCGCTACCACCGTGGCGAGCACCGTGCGTAACAGCCGGGACGCGCTGTCAGCCTACCTCTACGGCCAGTCGTTGACGACGCTCTACGATGACCTCTCATACGTGCTGACCCTGCCCCTGGCCATTGACGCAGGGACGGCCGCGATCGTCACGTCCCGGATTGCGACGGTCCAGCGCGTCGCGGCGGCTGCGGCCACGCTGGCGCCCGCGACGGTGAGCAACCCTACCCTCGCGCTGACGGCTGGAACGCCGGCCGTGGCGGATCCGCTGCTCATCGAGTGGTGTATGGCCTTCGCCTACGAAGCCGTACCGGACGGCCTCACGACGGCTGCGGTGGCGAGCACCGCACAGGCCTACGCCGCCGCTTGGGACGCGCTCCTGGCCGCTCTCGAGGGCATCGCGTGCCCGGGCAACACAGTGGATGCGGTCGAGCAGATGGCCCTGGTCGCCGCGGACATCGCCGCCAAGGTCGCCCGCGTTTCGATCAGCCAGTTCTCGAGCCCGGCGACGGTCTGGAATCAACTCGTGGCCATGCCGACGTGCCTGCGCCTGGCGAACGCCACGTCCTGCGACCCGACCAGCGCAGCGTCTCAGCAGATCATGGTCCTGCGCTACGTCCTCGGCACGTCCCTGGCCGATCTCTACACCCTGCTCATATCGCTCCGGGACACCACCCCGGCGCAGATCCAGCTTGTGACGGTGCGGCAGAACGACACGCTGATGGCGATCGCGGCCCGGACGCTCGGGGATTTCGAGCGGTTCACCGACATCGCCAAGCTGAACAACCTCCTGCCGCCCTACATCTCGAACACGCCGCAGGCTGGGTGCGCGGTTCCCGGCCAGCAACTCTACATCCCGACGGCCGGCGCGGTGACGGTGACGACGCGGCCGGCGTCCTACACGCAGAACTACCTCGGGATCGATCTCTACTACGGGCCGCTGAACGAGGACATGCTTCCCTGGACCGGGGACTTCGCGACGATCTCGGGCTACGCGAACCTGAGCTTCTCTCTCGGCCGACGGCTGCAAACCACACTAGGGTCGCTCATCTTTCACGGGGACTTCGGGTCACGCATTCCGCCGGAAGTCGGAAAGGTCGTGGTCCAGGCCACGTCGGGGCATCTGGCGGCGTACGCGAAGTCGGCGATCTTGTCTGACCCGCGGACCTATCAGGTTCCAGTGCTGAACGTCACGGTGCAGGCGAGCTACGCCATCAGCATCGAAGCGACAGTCACGCCGAACGGGTCCGTCGGGTCCTCGGCGAAGGTGAACGAGGTGTTGCAGCCGCAGTCGTAGGTGCTTGAATGTCGGACAGCGTAACGGTCGCAGCGCCCCCCGACACCTCGACCGTCGCGGCGAGCCTTCTGGCCTATATCTCTGGGCAGAGCGGCGTCGTGACCGACTTCAACAAGGGGTCGCAGGTACGGACCCTCTCGGAGGCGGTCGGCCAGATATCGGAACTCGAGGGCATTGCCGCGCAGGCGCTCGCCTTCCAGACGATCATCTACGGGTGCTGGGCCGCCTTCGGCATCGTGCCGCTCACCGCCCAGGCCGCCACCGGAGTCGTCACCTTCGTCACGGCGACATCTGGCACGCCGCCGCCGGCCTCACAGGCTGTTCTGATCCCGGCCGGAACGATTGTGCAGACCACGGGAGGCACGCAGTTCCAGACAACCCAGGACGTGACGCTCGCGGTGGGCGCGACCAGCGTCTCGGTTCCGGTGGTGGCCGTGACCGCAGGCGCCGCGGGGAACTGCCCGCAGGGGGCCATCAACACGATCGTCTCGGCGATCCCGTATCCGCTCTACGTCACGAACGGCGCGCTGATCGCCAACGGCAGCGACGCCGAGACGCCGGCCGCGACGATGCTGCGCTTCACCGCCAAGGTGATGAGCCTCCCCGCCTCGACTCCGGTCGCGATCGCCAACGCCTGCATCGGTGTTACGGCACCCGGCTCGTCCGAGCAGGTGCTCTACTCGACAGTCTACGAGCCGTGGATCGAGCAGGCGCAGGGCAGCCAGACTGCGGGCTACCAGGTCTACATCGACAACGGCAGCGGCACGGCCTCGTCTGGCCTCGTCGCCGCCGTCGCCGCGCTGCTGCCGGGCAACCGGGCCGCAGGCCTGATCGGCTACGCGGACGCCGGCGTCCCTCGCTCGGTCGCGGCGGTCACGCCGGTAAATTGGAGCGTGGTCGTTACGGCGACGCTGCTCGATAGCACCACTGCGGCCGCCAACACCGCCAGCGTCCAGACCGCTGTGCAGGCCTACGCCGCCAGCCTGCAGTTCGGCGCGAGCCCGGCTGCGTCGCAGATCAACACCGCCGTCGGCAACGCGCTGGCTGGCTTCACGAGCTCCTACTCCGTGGCCCTGCTCGACGGCAGCGGCACGGCGCAGCAGACGATCACGGTGCCGCCTACGCAGCGGGCACTGCTGACCACCGTGACATCGAACCTAAGCTGATCCGATGGACTGGTCCGCCGTATCCGCCACGCTCGCCGCGCTTCCGCGCACGTTCCAGCGCTCGGGCCCGAACTTTGCCGCGTACCAGAACTCGGTGATCGCGGCGCTGTCCGAGTTCACCAGCGGCGTCGACAGCCTGGTCGCGCAGTCGGTCGGCGCCAGCGGGGCGAGCGGCAAGTGGCTCGACGTGTGGGGCGAGGCCCTCGGTCTGCCGCGGCAGCCGGGCGAGTCACGCTCGACCTACCTCGGCCGCATCAATGCAATGTGCGCCCTGCCACGCGGCACGGTGCCGGCGATCGAGACCTACATGCAGCTGGTGGCGAACCTCTCGGTCACCGTGACGGAGAACTTCCCCTCCGTCGGGTGGACGATGACGCTCTCCTCGGCGAGCGCGCTGCAGAACGCCGTGGCGCTCGAGACGGGGCTTGGCGCCGTGCGCCCGGCCGGCGTGCCGTACAGCCTCGTGGTGCAGCAGGGCGGATCGTTCCTTTCCACGTCCAACTTCTTCGGCCGGTCGCGCGCCAAGGGTTCCTACCTCACCAGCCAATCTCACGGGCTCTCTCCCTCCGTGGCCCCGAATACCAACAATGTGGTCGTGGAGCTTCCTATGACCTTCCTGACTGACCCCACATTGAACCCGGCGAGTTGACAATGCAGACCCCGATCTTCAGCGACGACCAGTTCGTCAACGCATCGTCTTTCAGCACCGCGTTCTCGCAGGGCGCGGCCAGCCTCGCCGCGCACTGCGCCGCGGCAAACATCGCAGGCGTCGTCTCCCCGTCGGCGCTCGGCTTCTCGGCGAACGGGCTGGTTCTGACCGTCAACACGCCGGCGCCTTTCGCGGTGCTGTTCGGCAGCGGCGTCCTGGCCTCGGGCAGCGGCACAACGTCGGGGCAGATCAGCAGCGCCTACTCCGTGCCGCTCTCGAGCTTCCTGCCCGGCTCCGGGTCCGCAACCGTCTACATCGTCGCGCAGGCTTTCACCCTGCCGTCCGGGTCCTTTGTCGTCTCCGGTGCGCCAGCCGGCATGCCCGACTACGACCCGACGTTCCAGCCCTACGTCGCCTACTCGTACGACCTCGACAGCTTGGCGATCACGGCGACCACGACGGCCCCGGACAACGTGTCGTCGATAGAGCTCGGCCGCTTGGTTCTGACGCCGGGTCAAACGGCCCTCGGCGCGGTCGACACCTCGCATCAGGTCGGTCTCGGGTCCGTGCTCTCGCAGGCGCAGCTGAACGCGATCTACGCCGAGGTCCAGTCCGAGACGAACTACTTCACCGGCGTCAACACCTTCTCGCAGTCCCCTATCGTCCCGACGGCCGCTAGCGGCGACAATTCGACCAAGGCGGCCAACACCGCGTTCGTTGCGGGAGCCGTCGCCGCCGAGGCCACCGCGCGTATCGCCGCTGAGTCGCTGCTGGCACCGAAAGCCTCCCCGGTTCTGACCGGCGTGCCAACCGCGCCGACGGCGACCCCAGGCACCAACAACCTGCAGATCGCGAGCACCGCTTTCGTCGGCAACGCGGTGCTTGGCGAGACCCTGTCCCGGCAGCAGGCCGAGTCGCTTCTGGTCGCCCTGACCATGCTGACGACGGCGACGTGGATCACTACCGTCAACAAGGGTATCCCGGTCGCGGCACCGTCATGGGCCGGGCGCTACTGGATGCTGGTCGTCGGCGGCGGCGGCGGCGGTAGCAACTGCATCGCCACCAAGGACGGCAGCGGCAACTACGTCTCGGCGTTCGGCGGCGGCGGCGGCGGCGGCGGCTGGGCCATCCATGTGGGCACCGTCTCCCCGGGGGCCGTCCTGACCTTCGTGGTAGGCGCGGGCGGCACCCCGGAAGCATCTGGCGGGACGACCTCGTTCTACGCGCCTGGGTCCTCTAGCCCGACGGTCTACGCCACTGGTGGAAGTGGCAGTTCATTCACCGGCCCGTACAACTGTCCGGGCGCCGGCGGCGGTGTTGGCGTCGGCGGCAACCAGGCCATCGGCTACGGGTCTTGCGGCAACGACGGGCAGCAGGGCCAGTTCTTCAGCATTTCCGGCAGCGGCGGTAGCAGCCTGTTCGCCGGCGCAGGCAGGGCGGGCAACACCAGCGGCGCCCCGGGCCTGTCGTTCGGCGCAGGCGGCGGCGGGGCCTACGACACCGGCTTCACGGCCGCCCAGCACTTCGGCGGCACGGGCTTCCAGGGCGTCGCCGTCCTCCTGTTCCTTCCCCCTCTCTAACGATCCGACAGAGAAGCAGCCATGTTTCAGGACATCGCGCAGCCGGGTGAGCCTATGCCTAAGAGACCAGACGACGCGGACGCCGAGCGTCCCGCCCCGGATGTCGCCGGATTCCTGAAGTCCTGGTCGCCAGCCGTTATCACGCTGCTCGCGAACATCATCATGGCGACGTGGTACATGAGCTCGCAGCATGCTGACATCGTCGCTATCCAGTCCGACCTGCAAGGCATCCATGACACGATGCGCCAGAACAACCTCGTGTTCCGGGTGCAGACCCTCGAGGACGCGCACAGGGCTGACACTGCGACGATGCAGGATCTCCGCACCCAGGCGCAGGAGAACAACGCCGCGGTCAATCAGCAGATCAAGGACCTAAGTTCTTCGATCAACAGCCAGGGTCAGACACTGGCGACGATCTCGGCCCGGCTCGACTTCGTGATCGACCGCATGTACCCCGAGGCGCAAGCCCCGAAGGCGAAGTGATGAGAATGCTGGCAGTCCTCATAGCTGTCGCTCTTGCCGGGTGCTCCCTCCCGATGGTGTGCCCGCCTGCCGCGGCCCCCACGCCGGCCGTCGTCGCGGTCTTGAAGGCACCCATCGAAGTCGTGAAGGTTCCGGTCCCGGAGCCTGGAAACCATCTCGTCACGCGCCGGGCCATCATCCGCACCTTCGACGCCATGCAGCTTGAGGTAGCGACGGCGATCAAGAGCATGCACACGCCCGACAAGATAGAGCACCTGACGATGCTGGATGACCACGCCGGGACAGCCATTGAGCCGCTGCGGCATGTCATGGAGCCTGTCACGCAGTATCAGGTCGACGAGGCGGTCAAGACGATGCTGGCCCTGCGCGACTACCTCAGTCAAAATCGGCTTTAGGCGCCTCGAACTCAATCATGATGCGGCTGAACGACTTCGACTCGTTGCGGGTCTCCTCGTACCAGTCCTCGACCCACGACCCGAGGCTCTTGAGCTCCGTGTCGCGCACCCACCAGTACGGGTGGCGCCAGTTCAGATCGAGGATCTTCTCGAGCACCCACTTGAGAACCTCGGTCTTCCAGGTGTAGCCGCGCAGGAGGAAGCTCAGTTCCGAGTACAGGTCCCGCTTGTTCTGCGCTTCCAGGTGCGCTCTGATCTTGCGCTTCCAGGCATCCGTCTCTGGCGTGACCGAGATGAACGGCTGCCCTTCACGAAGCCGCTGCGCGTCCTCGCGTTGAAGGCGGGTCGACCGGGCGCCGACACAGAGGAAGCAGCGGCACGGCTTAGCCTCGCCATCGAGCTCATCGTAGTCCCAATGCTCGAGGCTTGGCATGATGCGGGGCGTGTGGTCCATAGCTAGGCGGGCTCGGTCAGGTGCTTCAGGACTGCGCTGCGGACCACGTTGGCGACGTTCTGTTCGCCGCCCGGAGCTTCCGGCCAGGCAACCGTGATGGCGCCCTCGGACGCGCGCTCGAGAGCCAGCAGTGCGACGAGGCCCGCCACCGACACGCCGGCAGCGTCGGCCAGCGTGATGGTCTGGATGTCGAGGCCGCGCAGCGCGTCCAGGAGGCGCGGTGCGTCGCCGGCGATGTCGAAGGGCTTGACGTTCGGCATCTGCGGGCCGTCGATCACGATCTCGCCGCCCGTGACTGTGGCCAGAAAGCAGAGGTAGCCCTCGGAGAACAGCTTGCGCGCAGTGTCCAGATCGCCATTGACGAGCAGCACGCGCTGCGGGCTGGCGATCTGCTGCTGGTCGTCCTCGGAGAGCCAGGGCAGCGGAGGCGGCAGCAACGCCGGCTGCGTCAGGAACGCCGTCGGCCGAACGTTCGCGTTCACCTGCGGATCCGTGGCGAAGCCTGATAGGTCCGCAGCCTCGCCGTCCGGGCGGCCGTGCAGGACCGCCGGCGTCGTGGCGCAGACGATATTGCGCAGTCCGGCGCTCCCGAGGCTTTCGCACCAATCGATATGCGGGCCATCGGCGGCAACCGATTCCAGAACCTCGCGACGGATGGCGTAGCAGGCCGAGGACACCGCGGACCACTCGGCGGTGAGCACGGCGCGGCCGTTTATGCCGGGGTTCTCGACCGGCATGCCCTCAAAGACGTAGACCGTCGGCTCGGTGCCGAGCAGGACGCCGCCGTGGGCGACGGTCTTGTGATCGGCGGCGAGCATCTTGACGCCCACCATTCCGACGCCCTGCCGCGCGGCGAGTGCGGCCATGTCGCCGATCATCGCGCCATCGAGCACTTCGACGCAGTCCTCGATCACGACAAGGACATCGTACTCGCGATCAGCCACCGCCGAGTCGAGATCGGCTACGGTCGGCTCGCCGTCCGCAAGCTCGCGCACCCATACGTCGCCCACGAGACGCAGGTCATAGGGCAGGGCGCTCCGGTTGGCGGACATGCTGCGCAGGCACCGTGCGGTGCGCGTGCGATCCGTCGCGATGACGGCCACTCGCACCCGGAGGTCGGTGCTCGGCAGGAAGCGGACCTGCAGCGCCGGCGCATAGGCCGGGTGGCGCCCGACGGCGGCCGGCTGCCCGGTGCGCAGAAGGTGCTCCACGACTGCGCCTTGGCGCGCGGCCGGGTCTTCCAGGTGCAGAGGCAGATGGGCCAGCACCTGCGGGACATGGACGATCTTGCTGGCGTCGGGCGCCCCATTGAGCCAGGCGTGTGCCTCGATGTAGCGCAGCAAGGTCGCGAACAGGCTCTCGCCCTCGACATAGACCTGGGCCAGAAGGTCGCGGCGGAACGCGCAGACCGGCGTGATGTAGTCGATCGCGAGCAGGAGCTCGTAGTTGAAGTCGGGCTTGAAGAACGGGTGCAGCGCCTGCCCGTCCTTGCCGATGTGGTCGTGGTCGGCGTAGAGCAGGGCCGCGTCGGGATTCTCCGAGATAGCCAGCTGCATCGTCGCCATCTGCGCCATGTCGAGAGACCCGTCGGTGTAGAGGACGACCCAGCTTTCCTCGACATCGTCGGCCAGCACCCACGAAATCCCATGCGACCACACGGGTTTCGGCGCCTTGTCTCCAAGCGTCTTGACCGCAGCATCTTGCGCTTGGTGACGCAGTGATCCACGGCCGTAGTGCATCTCGTGCCACTGCGCGTAGCTCTCGGTCGGCGGCGCCTCATAGGTGATCCGCGAGAAGGCGAAATCGAGCTCGGCTCGCGCCTCGGCGTACGGCTTGTCCTCGGCGACGGCGTTCATCGCGTCAGCGAGGCGCGGGTGCCACTGCATCACCTCACGCATCTGCCGGATGGTGTCGTCGTCGATCTTCGGCGGCTCCGCGACGCGGGTGAACGCCCCGGGGTCGACGACGTGCTTCAGCCCGATTTCCAGGCAGCGGGCGCCCCACTCCATCAGGGCCACGTTACGATCGGCGTACCGCTTGAAGTCGGGCTCACCGACACGGGCAAGCGCGGCACGGCTCAGCGTGGCGTTCGGCCCGTGCGGGATCGCCGCCGGCCATAGGTCCAGCGGGCCCGCCGCGAGCTTGATGTCGTCGGCCTGTTCGGGCGTGATCGGGGTGAACCGGCCGACCATCGGGTAGTCGCCGTCGTTGGACGCGCTGCTGATTGAGGCAGTGCCCGACAGGCGTGCAAATACGCCCGTGGGGTCAGCGGCTTCGTGCGGCGAGAACAGCGCAGCGCCGATCGGCAGCCACGCGCGCAGCCAGGTATCGAGATGCTTCTCGAGGGTGCGCTCAGACTTCGCCCACTCGTGCAGCAGCGCGCCCTGCGCCGCGCAGTAGTCGGCATCCGCGCCACCCGGAAGGAATCGCACCAGGCGCTCGGCGGCGATGGCCGGGTCCTGATCGAATTGCATGCCGATGACCGACAGGCCGTAGCAGGCGTTCGACAGGACCGGGAAGCCCGCCGCGGCGAACTCGAGAACGCGCAGGTCGCTCTTGCAGTTGTCGAAGTCGGTATGGCCGAACGGCGCGATCGCCAGATCGAGATCGAGATCCGTCAGGGCTCGGGGGTAGGCGTCGTAGCCGACGGCCGCGTGGATCTCGACCAGCCCCTCGACCCCGACCGGCGAGGAGCCCATGAACACCCACTGGACGCGGTCGGCTGTCGCGCGGATCAGGTCAGCGAGGGCGTTGAGCTCGGCAGCGTGCGATGTGCCGCCCGCCCAGCCGACGCGCGGCTTCGCATGCGGGGGCTTGCGGCGGTTATCGGAGCGACCGGCCGCGCACTCGTTGAAGAACCGCTGGGTCAGGAAGTTCGGCACCACGACCGGATCGCGGCATTTTATTTCGGTGCGGAGCCGCCCGGCCAGCGTGCGCGTCGTGGTGACGACAGCATCGCACAACTGCATGCCGCGCCGCAGGTGGCTCCTGATACCGGCCGGGATCAGGTGACCGCGCCCGTTGCTCTCGGGCACGTCCCAGAGCTTGTCGTCGATCTCGTAGACGATGTGGGCGTTCGGGCAGGCGTTGCGGTAGGCGCGCAGCGCGTCGAGTTCGGTCTTCGTGTATGGGTGCTGGACGACGATCACGTCCGGGTTCAGTGCGGCGATGTCCTGCGCTGACCGGAACCCGCGCTCCACCAGAGTCGTCGCGACGCCGTTGGCGCGCATGGCCATAGCCGGGGACGACATGCGGTAGAAGCCGCTCGCGTGCTCGGACGCCGGATGGACCAGGATCTTCGGCGGGCGCTTGGAGAAGTCGGCAGGCATCAGTGAACTCCGGAGGGTTGCGTCCTCGAGAGCTACGATCCCAAGCGTCCAACTCGTTGCAATCGTGTCGTGAAACCGTCAGGTGACGGCTTCTTCGACATCTTCCTCGGGCGCCTCGCCGACATCCTCACCGTCGGGCTCGGTTCCGGCCTTGGCGACCTTGCCCTTCTCCCCGGCGCTGTCGCGGCGGACGCCGGCGGTCTCACCCTTCGCCTCGGTCTTGGCCGGGTCCTTGTTCGGCGTCATGCGCGCTCCGGGCGGCTTCTCACCGTCGGCCGCCTTCTCGGCGCCGAACTTCGCCGAGATGTAGGACGAGACGAGGCCCTGCCAGATACCGGCCATGCCCGGATCGAGCGGCGACATGGACATGAGCTCGAGCAGTTCCTTGTGCTCTGGCTTCTTGCCCAGGGTCTCGAGCTTCGGCATGTCGTTCGACGCGCGCATTTCGGCGAGCGTCATGCTGTTCCGCTTCGCCTCGTACGCCCTGGCATCCTCTTTCGGGTTCTTGCCGTAGAAGCGAAGGATGAGGTGCGGCCAGCGGGTCCAGATCAGATACTGGCTCAGGTGCTCCTCGGCCCCTTCCAGCAGGCCGGGCAGCCCAGGATCCGCCTCGTCTACGAGGTCCGCGGAGGACTGTCCCGTTTTCGGGGACTCGTCGCTGCCGCCCGACAGGTGGTAGCCGAGGCGATTGACCGGGAACCCGCTGATGGCGCAGAACAGGCCGCCCATCATGTTGATGTATTCCCGGTAGTAGATGTCGTTGCCCTTGATATTGGTCAGGTCGACCAACTCGATGTCGCCGTCCTTCGGCACCGGGAAGGCGGGCAGGGCGTGTTGCTTCGTCGGGCCCGTCTTGAGGTTGCGCCAGACGCGCGACAGGCCCTCGACCTGCCGCGGGGTCCACAAGCCCTTGAGCTTCAGGAAGCCGTTCGGCACCGCGGAGCGCGTGAAGATGTCGGCGTTCATGTTGAACGCATTGGTGAAGGCGCCGATCACGCGCAGCGTCATCTCGAGCTCGGAGTAGCCGTAGTTCGCCACTCCCGGGTCGGTGCGCGGGTTGCGGACGAGCAGGCAGAGATTGTCCCGGGTGAACCGATCGATCACCGTGCCAGCGTCGTCGCAGGAGACCGCGAAGATGTTCGGATCGCCCTCGAAACCGCCCTCGGCCGCCAGCTTCACGTTGCTGCCAGGGAAAGCCTTGAACGCCTTCACCTTGCCGTCCCGGGCCATGTCGGTCCAGATCGCGCCGAAGTCGTAGCGCAGGCTGTCGCGCATCCAGGTCTTCATGAACTGCCGGAAGCCGGTCAGACCGTGCCTGTCCCGGTGCCGGGCATCCCAGTTGCTCTCGGCATTGCAGTTCGCGATGAAGTGCGTCGCCTCCTGGATGTCCTTGAGGTCGCTGGCGGTCGGCTCGGCGCTGCGCTCGCGCATCTCGATCCGCCAGCCGGGCTTCCAGATGTGCGTGCTCATCCCGCAGTAGCGGTCGATGTCCATCAGGCGCTGCTGGATCACCGCGCTGACGATCAGGTTGTCGTCGGAGCATATCTTGCGCAGCGTCGCCGGCTGCACGCCCGGCCACTCGACGAGGTTCCGGTCGTAGGAGCCCGGCAGCATCGTTCGCTGCCCGTAGCGTTCGTTGGACGGCGCCTGCATCAGGGCCTTCAGGAGTTCCTTCGTGCCGTCGAAGGCGTCGATCGCCGTCGACCAGACATCCCGCCAGGTGTTCAACTCCGATAGCTGGTCATGCACCGGGAACAGGGCGTAGCCGTCCTGCGCCTTGGCGATGGTTCCGTCCGGGAGGACGTTCGGGTTCGTCTCGTTATCCGCCACGGCGCCCTCAGAAGGTCAGCATCTGGAAGTCGTGATCGTCGGGAGAGGCATGCTCCTCACAGGACGAAATACGCATCATCGGGACCTTATGCCATGTGCAGTAGGCCCCAGGCAGAGAGCGCGTCTCGGCTGCGCTCTCGAGGTTGCGCTCCCGGATCGTCTCGACGAAGTAGCGGCAGGACGAGCATTGGTTCTGGCCGAAAGGCCGCGGGCCTCCAGCCAGGGCGTTCAGGTCCAGGCCCCCGAAGCCGCGGTTCTCCGGATGGATCTCGGTCTGCAGGTTGTCAGGCATGTGGACGAAGTTGCCGCCGTTGCGGATCGCCCACGTCACGCCGTACACGAAGGAGTCCACCTGATCGTCTCGGCCGCCCGGCGCCCCGGTGAAGTCCTTCGCTTCCTTGATGAATGCGTCCACCCACGGTAGCTCGGCGCCGCCGACCGGGGCGGGCAGCAGGACGCGATGCGAGCGGCACCAGCCCTGCACCGACCCGGCTCCGACGCCTTCGACCGCGCGGGCGCGCTTGCTCTCGAGGGAGCTAGGCATGATCGGCTCCATCGGAATCCCGGCGTTTTCCAGGGTCTCGATCACCGTGACGCCGTACGCCTTCTTCTCCATGACGACGCGGGCCGGTTGCCAGCGCAGGTAGAGCTCGCGGACCTTGGCGCTCAGATCGGCGAACGTCAGCCGCTCGCGCAGGATGTCGAGCACGTACACGTCGTAGTGCGGCTCGCACTCGCCGAGCACCGCGGGATCCTCGCCGGCGTGGTAGTCCGTGCAGGGCACCAGGAGCAGGGTGACGCCGACGGTGTAGTCCGATGTCGTCGAAGCGCTGAATGCGGTATCCCATGCCTGGACGATCATCTGGCCCTGGCGGCAGAACGCCCGCGTCTCCGGCGACGTGAGGCCCAGCGCGAGATCGGCCGGCGCCACGTACCGGCGCTCGAAGTCTGAGTCGATGAAGACGGTTCCCTGCCGCGCCGAGGGATCGCACTGATAGACGGCCTGGGTCTTCGCGGGCTCCATGAGCTTGTTCGTGAAGTATTCCTTGCGCTTCGGTTCGTGTCCCGGGCCGCGCTTGAGGCATTGCGGATGGTCGGGCCAGGGCCAGAAGAAACCCTGGTCCATGTAGTCCTCGCCGTACACCCATTCGATCTTCCGGAAGGCGAGGCCGTTCCGCTCGATGGTCGTGTACGCCGGCGGTTCGCGGAACGGCAGCAGGTCGCCGTCCTGCGTGTGGAGCATGCCGTCGGTGAAGACGCACTCGATGCCCTCTGGCACCGTGATGTCGAACCAGAGCTTGCGCGAGCCGGGCCGCTCGGCCGGCAGGGTCATGCACACGAACTCGCCGTTGAACTGCAGGCGGCCGTAGAGATCGGCCTCATGCCAGCGGCGGCCCGCCAGGATGAACCGGGCGCCCTGCACATCGGCGCGGCCGCGCAGCTGGCTGACCCACTTCTCGGAGACAACCTGGCACTGCGCCTCGGAGGCGCTGTTGTCGGCGTCGTGCAAGTCGTCGAGGATGATCTGCTTGGCGTGCTTGCCGGTCAGCGCCTTGCTGCTCATGCCGCAGGCGTAGAACGAGGCGTCAGGGATCGCCGACGGGCGCCCGGTGACGAACAGGCCGCGCTCGTTCGACCAGCCCCGGTCCTTGTCGGGCTTCACGTTCGGGAAGGCCGCCCGGTAGGCGGGGTTCTGGTCGATCATGCGCCCGACGGCGTTCATGAAGCCAGCGGCGAGGTCCTGCGCGCCCGAGATGCCGAGCGTGGTCATGGTCGGGTCGTGGCCGATCACCCAGGCCGGATAGATGATCGACAGCAGGGTCGACTTCGACGAGCCGGGCCCGACCTGCAGCATGAGGTTGTCGATGCGGGAGTCGCAAAGGGCGAGGATGACCGGGTACAGGTGATCCGGCAGCCGGAAGCCTTCCTCGCGCTGCATCCACTCGTAGAAGTAGGCCAGCGAGTCCGGGCCCCAGGTCCGGCACAGGGCCGCAGCTTCGGACTCTTTCATCGCGCGCTCCGTGGACTCCCTCCGTTCTGGAAGGCGAATAACCCGTTGCAATCGTGTCGAACGAGAGAAGGACCGTCCATGACGGCAGCGGCTCTCTAAGTCCCGCCGCCCGAGGGAGCTAAAGGGGGTGCCTCGGTCATGTGAGCCCGGAGTATCCCCGTTGAGCGGTGCGTATTGGGAGCAGCCCGGCTTCCTCATCCGGTTGCAGATCGATGAGTCTATCCTCGGCGGGAACGATATCCCGACTGCGGACGGCGTCGTCGCTGTGGGCTCGGGAGTCGTTGTCCCGGACGCGCCCCTCATCAGCGGCAACGGCTACACCTTCCAGGGTGTGCAACTCGGCGAGGGTCTGGTCTTCGCCGGCGGCACGCTCTCCGTCGTCTATCAGACCTCGATCACCATTCCGAATGGGCAACTGCTGGCCGGCGTCAGCGGGCAACTCACGCCGGTCTCGATCGGCAGCGGCCTCACCCTGTCTGGCGGCACGCTGTCGGCCGCCGCCGCGCCGCCGCCACAAGGCCAGTTGCTAGGCAGCACCGGCGCCGCGTTCACGCCGGTCACTGTCGGCAACGGCCTCACCCTGTCTGGCGGCACGCTGACCGCCTCGGGCGCTGCCGTCAGCATCCCGAACGCGCAGTTGCTTGGCGGCACCGGCTCGGAGTTCTCCGGGGTCTCGCTCGGCTCGGGCCTGTCCCTGACCAACGGTCAGCTTGCGACCCTCTGCACGATCATCGGCAAGGCCATCGTCGGCGGTTCGATCGATGGCTCGACGACGATCAACGGCGTCGCCGCGAGCAACTACGTGACGCAGGCCGAGATGACCGCGGCGATCGCGGCCGCTGTGGCATCACTGGGCGGCGGTAGCGGCGGTAGCGGCCAGACCACGCTGACCCCGAACTGGGCTTGGCGCGCGGGGCTCAAGACCGGCGTCAACATCGAGCGCCAGTCCGCAATCAACGCCACCTTCCTGGCAGGCGCCCTCGCGTCGTGCCAGGCCGCGGGCGTCACGCACGTCGGTATGACGGTGCCGTACTCGCCTGAGTCGGACTTCCTGAACACGGGGCAAAGCCCCGTTCAGCCGTTCTCGAGTGCGACGTGCAAGCAGTGGTTCGATGCCGCCAACCAGTTCGTCCAAGCCGGCATCAAGGTGCGGCTCAACTGCTGCGACGTGACGCTGCTGTCGGATTACACTAATAACGAGGCCCTGCTCAAGCAGCAGATCGCTACCTGCGCCGCGCTGTACTCGTCCTACAACTGGCCGGCGAACATGGTCGCCATGAGCGCCTGTTCGGAGCTTGCTGGTTCGGGCGAGGACGCGCAGTGGGAGCCAGCCCTCACCGATCTCTGGACCTACCTCTCGGGCCTGCTGCCGGCCAACACGCCGCTGTGCCTGGGTGGTGGCGATTGGAGCTACTACACCGACGAACTATCGACCTCCGGATTCTCGGTCCCGACGGCGCTCAAGAACCTCATCGTTTGCGAGATCCACACCTACGACACGTTCTACTCGCTGTCGCAGTGGCAAGGCGTCGCCTCGACGCTCGCGACGATCCAGCAGCAGACCGGGTGCCCGGCGTACATCGGTGAGACGGGTCTCTACAACGTCAATGGTGGCTCGGGCCCGTACAACGAGGTCGGCTTCATCCAGGGCCTCGGCTACCTGCCGACGGCGTTCGCAAACTACGGCTTCACCATCTGGTCCGACAGCATGTCGCCTGGCTCGGGGCCGATCAATAACAGCACGACCAGCGGCACGTTCACGCCGGCAATGGCGCTGAACATCGCTGCGGCGAATGCGCGCATGCCTGGTGCGCCCAGCGCGCTCGGCGTGACGGCCACCATGCCGGTCTTCGAGACGATGGTCTTCGGAAACATCCCGCAGACCGCGAGCGGCGGGAGCGTGTCTGTCACGCTGACGATCTCCGATCCGCCTCCGTCTCCGAGCCTCTCGTTCTGGCTCGACACCCTTTCGACGCCGGTCACGCCGTCGAACACTGCCGCGACGACGACAAACGGCGCTCTCGTCTACACGCTGTCCTTCCCGGGCATCGCCGACGGCGTCCACAACCTGATCGTCGAGGACACCTCGAACCCGAATGCCGGCCAGACGGCCAGCGCCCTGTTCGGTGTCGGCGTCCAGACGATCAGCGGGACGCTTGCCGACCCGACGGCGTCGCCCACGACGCTGACGATCGCCACCACGGGCGGCCTGAAGAAGGCGTACTACGCCGTCTTCGCGTCGAACTACACCGCGTACGGGCCGTTCGTTGAAGACGACCTGACCGTGGATGCCAGCGGGAATGGAACGTGGTCGGGCACGATCACTCACACGCAGCCGACCGACTACGTGGCGCTCGCCGGCACGCCAGCCGGCGGCGACCCCGTCAACTACGTCCACTTCGCGGCTGCGGCGACCGCGCCGACCGTCGCGACAAGCCTCACGATCAATGGGCCTGGCAGCCCGGTCGCGAATGCGACCATCACGCTGACCGGCGACTACCAGAGCGGGCCGCCCGAGGCGATGGACTACGAACTCGGCGCGAGCGGCACCTGGGCGGCCCTCGGCAGCTTCTCGGCTGGCGGCGGGACGTGGTCGGGGACGATGGCGGGCCAGCCCTCCGGGTCCGTCCAGGTCACCGTCCGAGACCACAACGCGACCAGCGTCACGGCGACCGTCTCCTTCACGGTCGGCGCAACAGTCGGCACGATCGCCAGCATCGCGCTCACGCCGGCCAGCACCACGCTGACCGCCACGTCGAACGGCACCGGCGCCGCTACCTCGGTCGGCATCGCATGCGGCGCTGGCGCGGAGAATGCTACGGCTTACTGGCAGATTGCGAACAGCGCCGGGACCGTCTACGCGGGGCAGGCGGGGACCATCGGGCTGGACAGCAGTGGCAACGCCTCGCTCAACGTCACGGTCTACAATACCGGAGACGTGGTGTCGGTGTCCTCGCTCGCGTTCAATGGCGGGGCGCCGGCGACAGGTGCGGTCACCCAGAGCACGGCAGCCTACACCGTGAACGTCAGCCCCGGCGTTACGCCGCCCTCCTCGGCCGCCAGCCTGACGGCGCTGTCCGTGCCGCCGCGGGTCCGCTTGGCGGCCAGCGCGCTCGGACTCTCCGCTGGCGCTACCGTCACCACGGTCGCCGACCAGTCGGGCTACGGCAACAACGCGACGGCCATAGGGGCACCGCTCATCGCGGCGCCCTACAAGACCTACCAGGCGATCCACACCAACGGCTCGACCAGCGCCTTGGAATGCGACGCGGTGGCGCCGTTCCTGTCCGACCCGCCTGCGCGCCCGGCCGGCTGGACCGTCGCGATCGTCGTCATGCCGAAGACCCTGGGCAACAACACCAGCGGCAGCGGGGCGCAGAACTACATCTGGGATGCGACGAACTCGACCAGCACCGCCGCCGTCGATGTGCAGCTGTTCCTCGGCAACGATGGTAGCGGGCGCCCCTGCGTCCAGATAGATCAGCAGAACGCCTACGGCCCGGCTTACGGCTACAGCCAAGCGGGGTCGGCCATTTCCACCACGCAGCCGACCGTTCTCACTTGCGCCTCGGGCACGACCTTCAACAGCACTACCGGGCCCACGCTCTACGTGAACGGGACGGCAGCGAGCGTTGGCAGCAACTCCTCGAGCGTCGATCAGGGCCTGATGAACAAGTTCCTGATCGGTGCCGGCTGGCTGCAGAACGCCGGCTCGACCCCCACCCAGGAGATCAATCTCGAGATGTACACCTACGAACTGATCGTATGGGATAGCTCCTTGACGGTGGCGCAGATCCAGGCGGACGCAACCGCCCTGGCCGCTGCCTATGCGTAGCCCGCAGGGGCGGCCGGCGCCCGGCCCTCTATAGGCGCCAGGGCGGTCTCCGGTCTACAACCTTCTCTCCGCGGGAGAACGCCGACGGCCGAAGAAAATAGAGGGGCAACCCCCAAAACACTTGCCGACCGTCCATCACTGTGAGCATCTATCTGCGTCCAAACCCGCCAGGGCCGTCCGGTCCCGGCGTCAGGAGGGCTATCAACCGAGGACCCTTATGACTCGATCATTCAAGAGACTCGCCTTTCTGACCTCGACGGCGCTGTGCGTCGCCGGGCTCAGCAGCGCGGCACGCGCTCAAGCCTTGACGGGTGTACCGAACCTCAACACCAGCAATTTCACGCTGGTCGAGGATGTCGATTTCACCAAGATGGGCAGCCTGACCGATCTCCAAAACTCACCGATGAGCGACATCTGGGGTAACACCTCAGATTTCTGGTTCTCCGGATCGAGCGGCCTGGCGATCTACAACACGTCGTACACGACGACCGGCTCGAACGGCACCGCGTTCATGGAGCCTCCGTCAGGCAAGGCGTACGGCCACGGCTACGGCCTGTATCAGTTCACCGGCTCCGCTTCGGTCAGTGGTCAGGGCGCTGGCATCTGCTTCGAGCTATGGCCTGCCGACAACGTCTGGCTGCCCTCGCAGTATCCCGACAAGGTGTCGGAACTCGATGTGCTCGAGACGTTCGGCGGTGCGACGGCGACCGGGCAGATCAACAGCACGTTCCACTATTGGGACGCGAACGCCAGTGGCAACAACGGCCAGACCTATCACAATATGTCTGGTATCGACGTGCTCACCACGCACACCTACAGCATCGACTGGGAAGCCGGCTCGATCACGTACTATGTCGACGGCGTGCCCTACTACCAGGACACCAGTTCGCTCGTTCCGGCCGATGCCGCCCACGGTGGCGTCAACAAGGCGATGGGCGTCGGGCTGCTCGAAAACGCGGGCCCGGCCGGTCTGTATGTGACGGATGTCCGTTACAGCAGCCCGAACGCGGGCGGCACCACGCCTCCCGCGAACGAGATCACCCTGATCGCGCCGTCGGGTAACGAGACCGCAGGCACCGCCTTCAGCCTCTCCTTCACCGACAACTACAGCGTGACCGGCGCGACCGTCTATGACGGCTCGACCGCGCTGACCGGCACCACGCTGAGCGGCGAGACCGTTTCCGGTATCGACCTGACCGCGACCGGCAGCCACTCGCTGACCGTTCATGGGCAGGACGGCACCGTCTCCAACGCGATCACCGTGAACGTCGTGGCCGCCTCGACCCCGAGCGACACCATCACCCTCGGCACGCTGCCGAGCCTGACCTCGGGCACGAACGCGACGCTGCCCTTCACGACCGACTACGCGCTCAGCGGCTCGACGATCAGCGTCTCGATCGCCGGCGTCGCCTACAGCCTGCCCGTCACCCTGGTCTCGACCGACAGCTACACGGTCGCGGTCCCGGGCACCGACCTGCCGGCTGGCAGCGACGCGATCTTCCTGCAGGATGGCAGCAACGCCACCTCGCCGACCGTGACTGCGACCGTCGCCTCGGCGCCGACGCAGCCGAACGTGACCGGCTCCATGTCGGCCCCGGGCTACTTCGTCGGCGGCTACCTCGTCAGCGGCCCGCAGGACATGCCCGTGACGCTCGGGTCTGCGGTCACTTCCGCCGATGTGGACTTCGAGACCGGCAGCGGTACGCCGACTCTCGGCGGCCCGAACGACGTGTCGGTAGTCGGGATCGGGACCAGCACCCCGTACGCTCCGTCGGTGCCCGTGTCTGGTTCCGGTGGCGCAGGCGGCTCGGTCTACCTGTCGCTCAACAAGGGCCCCTTCGTTCAGCAGTTCTCGGTTGGCGTCTATGGCCAGACCGCGGGCCTCACGCTGAACCAGCCGACCACCCCGCTGGTTGCGGGTGCCACCCAGTCCATCACGGCGACGGCGAACTACACCCCGGGCAACCCGGCCGCAATGGTCGTGAGCATCAACGGCGTCGAGAGCACCTCCAACGCGACCCTGAGCGGCAGCACCGTGACGGTCCCGCTGAACCTGGCCGCTGGCACGTACAGCATCGGTCTGTTCGACGGCGGCAAGACCCTTGCCTCGCCGATCTCCGTCACCGTTGCAGCCGCGACCGCACCGCCCGCCGACACGCTCAGCCTCACCGGCCCGAGCAGCCTTGTCAGCGGCAGCGGTGCGACCCTGGTGCTGACCTCCGACTATGCGATCACGGCTTCGGACGTGACCGTGAAGGTCGGCAGCCAGAGCTACAGCCTGGCCCCGACCGCGGTTTCCGGTCAGACCGACACGTACGATGTCGCGCTGCCGGCGGCCGATCTGCCGGTCGGAACGGATGCCGTCACCGTGAGCGATGGCAGCAACGCCACGTCGAACTCGGTGAGCATTGTGGTATCGGCGCCGCCGCCTGCGGATAGCATCACGCTCGGCACGCTGCCCAGCCTGACCGCCGGCACCAACGCCGTGCTGCCCTTCACCAGCGACTATGCGATCACGGCCTCGGACGTGAGCGTGTCGATCGCCGGAACCGCCTACAGCCTGCCGGTCACCGCGGTTTCGGGCGCGACCGACAGCTACACCGTTGCGGTGCCGGGTGCCGACATCCCGGCCGGCAGCGACGCGATCTTCGTGCAGGACGGCACCAACGCCACCTCGAACACGGTGACGGTGACTGCAGCTTCGGCCGCTCCGACCTACACGCTGTCGCAGATGGAAACGGACATCCAGTCCGAGACCTCCATCATCAATACGGCGAACGCGGCGATCAATGCCGACATCGCCAAGTTCCAGGCCGCCAACCCCGGTCAGTAACCCGACCCTCTACCGAGCTCTCTAGGCTTGGAAGCCCCTCTCGTCGCAAACGAGAGGGGCTTTTCTTTTAGGGACTCGTTTCATGGCCGTTACCTGCTCCGTCGCCAACATTCTCGAGCCGGAAGCGGCGGCCGACGTTACCGCCATCGGCAGCGCCGCGACGCTGACGATCTACAGCGGTACGCGGCCCGCTAGTCCTGACGCCGCCGTTTCCGGTGCGACGGCGCTGGCGACATTCACATGGAGCGGCGCTGCGGCCACATCAGCCAACGGCGTCGTGACGATGAACTCCGTCGCGAGCGTCGCCGCCGCGGCCTCCGGAACAGCGGCCTGGGCTCGGTTGGCAAGCAGTTCGCAGACCCCGGCGACTGCCGGCCTGTTCGACTTCTCCGTGACCGCGACGGGCGGCGGCGGCGACATCACCCTTCCGACCACGACGATCACCGCCGACGTCACGGTGAGCCTGACGAGCCTGACCATTACCGAGCAGTAATTAGCTCCCTCGAGGGCTGAATGAGCGGGTCCGTCACCGGGTCGGTCACCGAACCCGGCTACTTCGTCAACGGGTACCTCATCAGCGGCCTGCAGGACATGCAGGTCACGCTCGGGTCGGGCGTGACATCGGCTGCCGTCATCTTCACGACGACCAGCACGACTCCATCGTTGGGGGACGCAGGCCAAGTCAGCGTCGTCGGCATCGGGACCAGCACGCCGTACGCCCCGTCAGTGAATGTCGTCGGCTCCGGTGGCGCGGGCGGCTACTGCTGGCTGTCCCTGAACGATGGCCCGTACACCCAGCAATTCTCGGTTGGCGTCTATGGCCAGACCGCGGGCCTCACGCTGAACCAGCCGACCACCCCGATTGTCGCGAACAAAGCCGGCACGCTCACCGCGACGACGAACTACACACC